TCCTTTACCATAGTTTCTTAATTTTACTTAATACTTTACTTACTTTGTAACAACTTGGCAGAAAAAGCCGTATATTTGCAATCCGACACCCTCGCAAAGTGTTCGCAAATATGGCGGTTATCCGCTTGTGAAAAGACGGCCTCCCGTCTGACGGCTATTTTCATGCCTCGTTGTAAGACTACTTACTTACTTTCGGGTGCAAATATACAAACTAAAAGTGAAACGACGGTTATTTGTGGTTATTTTTTAAGAATTATTAAGGTTATAGGTGGTTATCTATGGTAACAAAAGAAGAAATCAATGGTTATTTCCTTGAAGCCATCAGAAGGCTAAAGTCCGAAGGATATACTCAGAAGGACATCGTGAAAGCTGCTGGTCTTTCTCAGAATGCTATCAGCAAAATCAAGACAGGGCAGAACAATGCCGGTGACGACACCATCAACAAACTATGCACCGCATTCAATCTCAATCCCGACTTCTTCTATCGTGGTAGTCAGCAATTCACGCTGGAAGAAAAAACGCATCAATCACCCATGATTGACAATGGAAGCGCAATCAATGCCGCTATTGCCGCTAAGGACGAAACAATCGAAACCCTGAAGGCCCGCATCGCAGACCTTCAGCGCACCATCGCCGACAAAGATACTATTATCCGTGACCGTGAAGCCCGCATCGTCGCTCTGGAGCGTCAGCTTGCCGCAGTTTCTACGCAAGACATCGAGCACTGGCCATTTTCTGTCGGAGTTGCTGATGAAGGTGAACGTCCACGTAGCAATGTTTAACCTATAAATATAAAACCTATGACAACAATCATTATCGTCGCCATCATTGCCGCCGTAGCGTACTACATCTACTACATTTCAAACGGCAACCACGAAGAAACTCAAAAACAAGCTGAGACACCATCACACCCAGCCCACTTCGACCTACTGGACGAGAATGGTGATCCCATCACAAAGCAAAAAGTGAAAGTCGTCGTCGTGGGTTGTGATTCTGACGCACCCGTTCAAGAGCTCCAGTATTTCTGTATCAAGGACAAGGGCTACCATGTTACGGTATGGTCAAAGGACTATAACCATTTTGATATGGTAAGATTTAATATAGCAGGCATTGAGTATCGTGACAACATTGATGAATATCTTGGTGAATCTGTTGGAGTTCTGGAATCAGAACCAACAAACCACTATGATCCAAACGCCATCAAGGTACTCACTGCCGATGGTCACCATGTCGGCTACGTCCCAAAAGACATGACAGATGAAGTGCGCAAAGTCACCAATCTTCCATGCCACTGCTTCTTCTACATCGGAAAGAGAAACGGTATCTTCTTCTCCGACTGTTATATTTTACGTCCAAATGTTTCCCCACAACAATAAATAAACGTTAATGAATAGCTTGCGAGGCCCATAAATAAAGATGTCCCCAAATATCTATTCATTTCCCTCCAGCTCCACACACACAAAAGTGGGAAAGTGGCGTAAATAGGCGCAATCCCAGTGGGTGTGAAGGTTTTGGGCGATAGACTGAAAAATGAGCGGAAGTGGAAATCGGTGGATATTGGTGGAAATAGGTGTGAAAAATATGCCAAATGTTTCCCCTGTGTTTCCCCATAATGACGGGGAATGGGGAAACAAAGTACAAATAACAGATAAAAACCAATAGGACATGATTACATTGAGTTTAGTATATGACCATCGCGGCAGGACTCCGAAGGGTGAGGAAGGCCCCGTCGAGGTGCGCGTGACGGTGAACCGTAAACCTTATTATATAAACACGGGCGTGCGCGTATGTAAGAATAGGTTTGTTGCGGGCACGATTAAGGACACCAAGGACACGAACGATGCGGACATTCTGAATAATCGTTTGAAGGCTGTGACGGCGTTCGTGGAGCAGGAGGTGAACAAGTGCCTGGATGAACGTCGAGAGATAGACGTGGCGGAAATCAGGCGCAAGGTGTGGAGCCTTGGCGTGGCTCAGGATGGTGGTGAAGATACGTCACTGATTGATTGGATCAAGGAACGTGCGAAGCAGCTGAGTGTCAGCAAGGGCACTCGCATGAAGTATTTTACTCTATGTAATAAGATGCTTGAATACGGAAAGATTACGCGCTGGCAGGATTTATCGGTGGAAGCTATCTATGACTTCGACACATGGCTGCACCAGCAGGATGTTCATTTGTCGGAGAACCAGCTGAATGCTGGCATGGAACCACGAAAGATGGGTGATACTGGCGTGTCGGCATACCATAAGAGCCTGCGAGCTATGCTCAACCGTGCGCTGAAGATGGGGAAGATACAGGCGAACCCCTATGACCGGCTGCGTGGTGAGTTCAAACATAGCAAGCGAGAGACGACGGAATATCTGACTGAGGATCAGATGCAGAAGATACTGGATATTGAGCCGGTGCAAGGCAGTCAGGTGGATATGGCCCGCGACCTGTTCATATTCCAGATGTACACTGGGCTTGCCTACGTTGACACGCAGCGATTCGACGCCACACAGTACCGCGAAGTGGATGGTAAGTGGAAATTCATAGGTGAGCGTGTGAAGACGGGCGTTCCTTACGTTTCGATGCTGCTGCCACCTGTGGTGGAGGTTCTGAAGAAGTACGACTGGCATGTGCCAAAGATGAACAATCAGAAGTACAATCAACTGCTGAAGGCGATTGGTATGGTCATCGGTATTGAACGCCTGCACTCGCACATGGGCCGTCATACCTTTGGCACATGGATGCTGTCGAATGGTGCTAAGATTGAGAATGTCAGCCGCATGATGGGGCACACGAACATCACACAGACGCAACGCTATGCGAAGGTGCTGGCGAAAGATGTCTATGATGATTTCGACATGGTGGCGGAGAAGCTGGAGAAAAAGAAAAAAGCGAAGGGGTGATTCCTTCGCTTTTCTCTTACATGAATAGCCCTTTGAAACACTTCCATGCGGTCGGCCACGCCATGACCGCCAGAGCGACGACTGCAACGGCTATCAGGTAGGCACCGCTGTAGACTGCGTAACCAAATCCTCCAATGGCACCAAGAATGTAGAGTGCCAGGATCAAGAATGAGAAAAACTCCTTTTTCATAATCGCTAATATTTAGAAGTCTGAATTATAGTGTAGCGTCAGTGTGAACGTCTTGTTGCGGACGTTGTAGCTGACTGCGACAATCTTCCACTTTGCAATGCCATCCATGATGCTGTACTTGTACATGTACCAGAACATGCTCAATGAACTGGCCCTGACGGTGATGCGAACCCTGCGCTGACTGTTGATGAGGTAGTACGGCACCTCAGTATTGAACTCCAAATCAGTGTCGTAGTAGTTGCTAAAGAACGTCTTGTTCAGATGGACAGCATAGTTCAGTATTTTCTTTTCACCGGTGCTCCAAGGCGGGTATCGCTCCACGAATCGCCGATCTTCGTACTTTGCCAGCAGTCCTCCGTTCGTTGCGTTGGTGGCTTCCAGTCTAATGTCCCATATCTTCAGGCGTCGCAGGTCTTGTACTCCAGCGTAAAAGTAAAGTGTAATATACTCTTCTGGCACCATACCGCATCGGATGGTTCTTTCGTAAGAATCTTCATAGTATTGACCTCCGTTCAATGTCACAATCATCTTCACCTCAGAATTGCTTGTTGGGTACACGTTAGCGGGCCTTACGTCTTCTGCTGCATGTGAAAGCTGGAACCATCCGTTCTTGTCCCTGGCAGAGACGTATATCGAGTCGTGCGTTCCTTCGCGCTCATGGCTGTAGTTAAAGAACAGCTGGTAAGCCTTTGCACGGTCTACGTTGTTGAACGTGATGCAGAATGCCAGCGTTCCGCTTGCAAGTACGCTGTTGGGGTGGATGTCTATTATGTCAACATCCTCCCAGTCTTCTACGTTGTGACCCCCTGTGCCAATCTTCTTGATGTGCTCACCATGCAGTTTCACGCACTGGTCTGCGTTTGTGAGCCAGTTACCGCGAGGCGTTAGGTTGTAGTCCAATATTGTTTCCTCGCGGTACTCGCTAAACTGAGTTGGTGCGTCTAAGCTGTCGCCACGCTCACCTTCATGCGTCACGTCGATGGTGGAGTACGGCAGCACCAACTGCTCTGTATTGTTGTCGTCGGCAACAGAAAACTCCGTCAACAGGTTCTTCTTCGTGATACCGTAGTTGTATGCCGTTGCTGTGTCGTAGTTGCCTGCTGATATATTGCTACGTGACCATTGGTAATAGATACCTGGAAGATTCATTCTCGTCAACAGCAGCTGTGGCTGCTCGCTAAATGGAACGTCGCGGGCTATCATGTCATGGCGTTCGCAGATGTACTCCAACAGCTCACCCACGCTGATGGGCGCATACACCTCGTTGTCGTTGGCATAGTGATAGTCCTTGTCGTTGGCATACGGACATATCAGCATGCCACGAATCTTTCCACGGAAGAAATCGCCCTTGTTTGTCGAGTTACCCACCGGCATCGTCAGACGAGTGTATCCGATGGTGTCCATAATATCAAGCATCACACCACCCATCTCGCGCAGTCCAAGTGATGCATTGATAGGCATCGGTATATCGTAGGCCATAGCCAACGGTGACAGGATGTTCAGCTTCAGCGTGCG